TCTACAGGCTCGATTGCTGCCGTGGCTTCGAGTTCTGGCGCGGAGGCATCCGCTACGTTGGGGACTGTTTCGTCCATGTTTAACTCCTATGGAGTTCCTGATGTGCCGCACCAGTACGGTTTTTTGAGTAAGGTTTACTCGTAAAAAATGCTTGCCTTGGGTGTTGTGCCGCCAAGAACGACATACAAACCCTTGCTAAAACCGACGCCGCCATCGTCGCCGGTAAACGTATAGTTACCGGGAGTAGCCGCAGTAAAAGTGTTCAGAATAATTGGGTCGCTAGTGGACGCCGTCGCGCTGTCGTAAACAGTCACAGTCACAATGGTTCCTGAAGATACAAAAATACCCTTCAGTTTACCAAGACCAACCTTGACTTGCGCGGTAGCAGTCAGAGATACAAAAGTAGCAGCCATACGTATTATCCTAAGCCAAAAATTTCAGTTTGTATAAGGTTGAATAATACAACCCAAAAATCTCGTCGATAATGTTTTGGAGTGGGGTACACTCCTTATCGACGACTTTATACCGCATTTCCTCAAGCTCGTCTACTTGACCTTCAAGAAACTCGACAATGTTGTTTGTCTTCTTAGCCGACATCAGCGAAATAGGGCCGATCAGGCCGTATTTACCCTGATAGGCTTCTGCAAATTTGTCCGCCAGTTCGATCACTTCATCGTAAAAAGTGTTCAGCGCGGAGTGCTTGGCAAAGCTGCGTGTGTTCAGGTGCGTCGAATGAGCCACATCGCGCGCCAGAAACAGTGTGCCTATAAAGTTAGCGCAACTCATGCCGATATTCCTTCAGGCCATACGATGTTAAATGGATTAGCTTGGCTGGTTATATCGCGCAAGGCTTGACGGTATACAGCCCATGCAGCCGCATCTGCCGAAGCGTCAGGTAGCTGCGTCCAATCGCAGTCGGCCAGCAGCTTGTTACGTTGGGCGCGGACAATATCCCATTGTGCGTGGACCTTTTCTGCCGATGCGTCTGCACCGAGGTCTGACACGATGTAGTTTTGCGTCCACACGCCATCAACCAACACTGCTGGGCCTTCTTCAAGAAGCTGTGTGGCCGGATCGTGATATGGCGGCGTGACAATCTGCTTCTTGTGAACGCCAAAATGTGCTGCTTGCTCGTCGGTTAGACGGCGGGCGTAGCAGTAGTTGTCCGCGTCCCACTGCGTCGGCTCGGCGTCAAAGATGTGCCGTATAAAGGTGTCGCCTTGGGCTTGGACATACCACATTATTCTGCTTCCTTTGCTTTCCGCTTGGCGGTTACACGCTCTACGGCGTCTGCATATGCTTGTTCGTCTTCAATCTGGTCTTTTAGCGCAGCTATGATGTCAACTACGTTGCCCATTTGCTTGCGCGTATCATTCAGTCTTTCCGCTACGTTGGCTGCAAACGCCGCATCGGTAGTGTTTGCCAGCAAATACTCAAAGTTCTTGCGGTCAAAGTCGTAATGGAAATGCTCAACTTCGCGCGCGTAAATAGCGTCCGCAAGGGTGTCGTATTTGTAGTTATTGGTAAGCTGTGAATAAAACATATGCTACCTTATTAGAAAGAAGTAAAATCAACGCTGTTACCTGTAGTACCCGGAAGTGTTGCCGGATCGGCATATTTTACGCCGAACCCCGTACTGTTGTTCCAAGGGTACGCGGAAACAAAGGGTGTTGTACCGTGTGCAACCGCAATAGCATCGCCAGCCGTACTAAAAGCCACACCGTTGCTTGCGCCGGCAGGCAGCGTTGCTGGGTCGGCGTATTTAGCCCCAAAACCTGAGCCGCTCCATGAGTATGCGGTAACAAGAGGCGCTGTAGCGTGTGCAACCGCAATAGCATTTCCGCTAGGGCTGAACGCTACGCCCCCGCCGGTGTTAGTGGGCAATGAAGCTGGATCGGCGTATTTAGTTCCAAACCCAGTTCCACTATTCCACGGATATGCGGAAACATTTGGTGCTGTAGTATGGGCGATAGCAATCGCGTCCCCCGCAGGGCTAAACGCAACGGCGTTACCTGTGCCCGTAGGTAGTGTAGCTGGATTGGCGTATTTAGTGCCAAAGCCAGTGCTGACGTTCCACGGGTAGACAGAGACAAAGGGTGTTGTGGTGTGGGCAATTGCAATAGCATTTGCGCCGGGGCTGAACGCAACACCATTGCCCGTGCTGGCGGGAAGCGTTCCGGGGTCGGCGTATTTAGTGCCGAAGCCCGTACTGTTGGTCCAAGCGTAAGCGGTGACAAATGGAGTTGTAGCGTGAGCAACAGCAATTGCATCGCCCGTTGGGCTAAAAGCAACTTCATTGCCCGTGCCGGCGGGGAGTGTTGCAGGGTTGGTATATTTAGTGCCAAAACCAGCCGAAGTCCAAGGGTAAGCTGTGACAAAAGGTGTTCCAGAGTGCGCGACCGCGATAGCATCCCCATTAGCAGTAAATGCAACACTGTTACCAGCACTACCAGGAAGCGTTCCGGGGTTGGAATACTTAGTACCAAAGCCAGCCGCAGACCAAGGGTACGCGGTAACATATGGTGACCCAGTGCTAGATACAGCGACCGCCTCGCTAACACTGGCCCCGCCTGTTTGGTATAGATAGTTAGCCATCCACTTTGTAGCGGTGACCTTAATAGCCATAAGCGTGTTATTTACGGGGACAAAAAGGCTGCCTGTAGTTCCTGCGCCAAAAACAAGCGTGTCGCTAGTAATTGATACTTTAACCGTAACCCCGCCGTTTTCTACGGTGAAAAGCACCACGGCGCCGATTGGAAACGCGACGCTGGAGTTGGCGGGGATCGTGTATGTGCGGACGGTAGTGTCAGATACAGGGTGGAATATCTGTTTTCCTGCGTCTCCCAACACCAGCGTGTAATCTGCAGATTGAATGTTTTGGGGGTAGTTCACTACAAACGATGGGGCGGCGGCGGATGTCCAGCCTGTGCCGTCGCTGGTCAGGACGTTGCCTGAAGTGCCGGGTGAGGTTAGCCCCGTACCGCCGTTAGCGGCAGGGACAGTAGTAACAGCCAACGTACCGCCAGATATTGACAAGGCAGTGCCGATGCTAAGTTCTTCAGCAGCGCCTGTGCCAGCCGTAGCGCGGCCCAGCACCTTATTGGTGGCAAGCGTCAACTGGTGTTCTTCGTTCCAATTGGACGGCTGGACAATCGTTACGTCGGCGCTGTCAGTTTTGGCAGACTGAAAGATATGTTTGAGGCTTACGGTCATTGCATCGGTCCTTCAGGCGGCATCGGTGGCTGCTGTGGCATTTCAGGCATACCTTCCATACCGCCCATTTCTGGCATTGGTTGCTGTTGAGGCATTTCTTCGTTCATCATGGGCTGTTCACGCATTTCTGGTGAGCCGCCGATCAAGTCGCCTGTATCCAGTGCGCCTGCAATCGTACCCATGACAATATCCTGAATTTGCTCAGGTGTCATGCTATTTTGCATCGCCGTAATACGCTTTGTCTCAGCGTCGTAGGCGTCTACCTGAGCCTTGTATTCCTTGATGTCCACTTCGCGCTGCGCGACGCTGTCCTGAACATTCTCGATGATGGAGGTCATACGGTTCAGTTCTTCGGTCATCGCCTGCATTTGCTGCTGCGCGGCCATCATCTCAGGCGATTGGTCGCCTTCAGATAGCACCTTCGGGTCAAGGATTTTCTTGAAGCGTTCTGCCATTTCCTGAGCGCCGGGCCAATCCATGTTCTTGATGAACAAATCGCCGGCCACAGACCAAAGCTGCGGGTTGGACTGCAAAATCTGACTCATGGCATCCAGCGCCTCTTGACGCTTGGTCATGTAGCCGGGTCCAGTTGTGACCATAACGTCGTATGTACCAACGCCGGGGTTGTAAATCTTTTCGATCAAACCACCAGTTTCCATGTCGCGGACTTCCTTGACAGGCTCTGGCTGCGTTGGGTTGAACTTAACCATGCTCACGTCGCCATCAACGCCGATGATGCGTGCGATGCGTTGCGTGTCGTAGATTTTAGGGATCATATCGACGACTTGGCGTGTGATGTGCCGAATGGCACGCGCAAGGTTGTCAACGTAGTGATACGTGCCGACATCGCCCTGCTTTTCGCGTGCGACAATAGCCTTAGCCGACCGCTCGTTGCCCTGTTGGCCCAGTGATGCGTCATACTGGCCTGTAGTGGCCTTGATGTCCTCTCCAGCGCCCATTTTAGCCTGTATCAGACCTGTCTGGGGTAGAGGTGGCTGTGCGCGTTGTGGCAGCGGTAGAACGCCTCCAGCGCCGTCTGTAACGTCAGGGTTGACTTCCAGATACGGCCAGTTGGTCGTATTGGCTGTCTTCCACTGCTGTTCGTAACCTTCGAACTGGCCGCCGTAGCCGATAAACGGCGCTTTAGGTGCCAACGCAAGCATTTCTGCCTCTTGACTGGTCCAGTAGTTGTACATCCGCTGGGCGTCCTTGGCGTTACGCACAAGGCCAGAGATATACATGCGGCCTTCGACTTCCCATTCGTTGCCGACGACGCGCACGACAGGTATCCATTTGCCGGACCATTCACGCTCGTCAAGGATGTCAAAACCGTTGGTTTTCATCCACATGACCTTTTGGCGGTCTACTTCGCGTGTGCGGATAGGCTTGCCAAACATCGCCTGCAAGTTGTTGTCCTGCGGCGTGCCTTTGAAAGCTGTCTGGTTGTCTGGATACAGGTGCAGCGTAGCTTTTTCGTAGTCTTTGTAGAAGTATTCCGCGATCCGGATGGTATCTTCAGCCAACCACTGCGCCATGCTCTCGTTGCCAACGCCTTGCGACATGAGCGTCGAGATAGGCGCCGCGTCTGGGAACATACGCTCATAGTCGGATTTCAGAATGTCTTCGGTAACAA